CGGTGGCTTGAATGCCAAGGGCCGGGCGTCCGCCAAAAAGCAGGGGATGAACCTCAAGCCGCCTGCTCCGAACCCGAAGACCAAGAAGGACGCAGGCCGCAAGAAAAGCTTCTGCGCTCGCAGCGCGGGGCAGATGAAGAAGTTCCCTGATGCCGCAAAAGATCCGGAGAGCAGACTCAGAAAGGCGAGGAAAAAATGGAACTGCTAAATGAGCGCTGGGTGCCTGTGCATGGGTACGAGGACCGGTATGCGATCAGCGACCATGGCCGGGTTAAGTCCTTGGAGCGGTTTCGCCGCGGTAAGTCTGGCGGCATGGTGCCTATGCCTGAGAAGATCATGAAGCTGACAACAAAGAAGCGATCGGCAAACGGGCGCACACTTCCATACGTTGAGGTGAAGCTCCGTGACGGATCGCCTAGAGGCCTGCCGGGTAAATCTTTTTTGGTTCACAGGCTTGTAGCGCAGGCTTTTGTCGGCGAACTCTTTGAGGGGTGCCACGTTGATCATATCGACGGCATGCACAGCAACAATCACTGGAGCAACCTGCGCATACTCAGCGCGCGCGAACACGGACGTTTGCACCCATGTATTCAGGACCCTGTTCGCAACGAGCAAATGCAAGCTAAGGCGCAGGCTACAATCATAGAGCTCCGCGCTGCGGGTGATATTGTGGGGAAGCAGCGGATGAAGGACGAAAAAGGAAAGCCGACACGTAAGGCGCTATCGTTGAAGAAGTGGAACTGCTGATGGGAAGCGTACAACTCACGCATGAAGAGCTCGAAGCGATGCTGGACCGTGCTGCCAAGCGAGGTGCGAGGGCCGCGTTGCGAGAGCTGGGTCTCCACGACGAGAACGCCCCGCGGGATCTTGACGAGCTGCGCGGACTGCTGTCTGCTTGGCGGGATACTCGAAGCACAATGTGGCAGACGGTGGTCAAGATTGTAACGACCGGCACGTTGATGTTTATTGCCGCTGCGATCTGGATGTCGTTCAAAGACAAGGTGGGACAGTAAGATGAATCGTGCTAATATGGCCAAGCAAATCACGGAGGTTCCGATGGCTGGATGTAAACCCAAGGGTATGAAGATGGGCGGCAAAGTTATGGCCGGCTACAAAAAGGGCGGCAAGGTCAAGATGGCCAAGGGCGGCAGCGTCGACCAGTCGATGTGCAGCCCCCGCAAGCAGATGGCAATGGGGAAGATGAAGTAATGGCTAAACCTCCTGGTCTATACGCCAACATCGCGGCCAAGAAGAAGCGCATTGCTTCTGGCTCCAAAGAAAAGATGAGGAAGCCCGGCTCCAAGGGCGCGCCTACGGATAAGGCGTTCCGCGAGTCGGCCAAAACGGCGAAGAAGAAATGACCACCTCAGGTACGAGAACCTTCAACCTCGATGTCGCAGAAGTCATCGAGGAAGCTTACGAGCGTTGCGGCTTAGAAGTCCGCACAGGCTACGACGCCAAGACGGCTCGGAGGTCTCTCAACCTGATGTTTGCCGACTGGGCAAACCGTGGCCTGAATCTTTGGACGGTAGGCCAGGGGACGACAACCCTGGTGCAAGGCACGTCGACCTACACTCTGGCTGCGGATGTCGTCGACATTCTCGAGATGGTTCTGCGCCGTGATAGTACTGACTACGAGGTCGAGCGGATCAGCCGCGGGGATTACCTCACTTTCCCGAACAAGACTGACCAGGGCCGCCCGTCGCAGTTCTATTTGAACCGCCAGATCGAGCCTGTCATCACGCTGTGGCAGACGCCAGAGAACTCGACCGACCAGCTGATCTACTACTACGTCCAGCGGATCGAGGACGCAGGCACTCTGGTCAACACAGCCGACCTGCCGTTCCGCTTCTTGCCCTGCATGGTTGCAGGGCTGGCCTATTATCTGGCCATGAAGCGTGCGCCGGAGCGGCTGCAGTTCCTCAAGGCTGTGTACGAAGAAGAGTTCCAGCGCGCGGCCGAGGAAGACGAGGACCGCGTTTCGCTCAAGCTCCAGCCCAGCGCTCGGTACATGAGGACCTGATGGCTTTTGCATCGGACAAAAACGCCTTTGGTATCTCGGATCGCTCCGGGTTCCGCTACCGTCTTCGGGACATGAAGAAGGAGTGGACGGGCGCGCTTGTCGGAAAAGACGAGTTCGAGCCCAAGCACCCGCAACTCTACCCGCCCCGAGTGGGTCCGGACCCGCAGGCGCTCCGCAACCCCAGGCCGGACCAATCAGAGGCTTTGCAAGTCTACGTTGATCAGGTTACGGTCGAGACGCCAAATGCAACGCTTATTCGTGCCATCGGTCAGGTGGGCACAGTTACGGTCGGGATCACATGAGCTTTACATTTGCCGAGCTTAAGCAGGCCATCATCGACTACTCGGAGAATGACGAGACCACTTTCGTCAACAACCTCCCGTTGTTCATCCGCCTGGCGGAGGAGCGCATTCTCAAGAACGTGCAGCTCAATCTGTTCCAGAAGAACCAGTTTGGGAACATGACCACGGGCAGCCCGTTTTTGGCGGTGCCGAGCGATTTCCTGGCGCCCTTCTCGCTGTCGATTGATGTGGCCGGTGACAAAGAGTTCCTGTTGTTCAAGGAACTGGACTTTGTCCAGAGCTACAATCCGGACGCTACGGTGACTGGGGTTCCGAAGTATTACGCGCAGTTTGATGTGAGCAACTTCATCCTTGCGTCGACGCCCGACGCCAACTACGTCGTGGACATTCATTACCTCTATCGCCCGGCTTCATTGACCGCGGGCGCAGAAAGCGGCACGAGCTGGCTGTCGGAGAACGCCGAGCTGGCGTTGCTCTACGGATCTCTTTGTGAGGCCTATGTCTTCATGAAGGGCGAGCCCACACTCCTGCAACTTTACACTCAGCGGCTTACCGAATCGCTTGCGCGCCTGAAGAACCTCGGCGAGGCGCAAGAGACGATGGACGAGTACCGCCGTGGCAAGGTCCTGCGGGATCGAACATGAGGGCTATCAACTGAGCCCTTAAAACGGTATAAAGGGTGAAACAGACCGCACCCGTTTGGAGAATATGACATGGCGTTTACGGGCAACTTTCTTTGCACCTCTTTCAAGGTTGAACTCCTGAAGGCAGTGCACAACTTCTCCGCTTCTGGCGGGAATACATTCAAGATCGCGTTGTACGACAACAACGCGTCCTTCACGGCAGCGACCACGGCCTACACTGCGACCGACGAAGTTGTTGGCGCGGGGTACACGGCTGGCGGCGGCACGCTTGTGAACGTGGAGCCGACATCGAGCGGCACGACAGCGTTCTTGGACTTCGACGATTTCACCTTCTCGGCCGCGACGATCACGGCCCGAGGTGCGTTGATCTATAACTCGTCGGCTGCGGGCAACCCTGCGGTGGCTGTGTTGGACTTCGGCGTGGACAAGACGTCGACCGCGGGCGACTTTACGATCGTGTTCCCCACGGCGAGCGCTGCTGCGGCGATCATTCGGATTGCATAACCGATGGCAAGCTCAAACGAATATGTAGGCTGGGGCTCAGGCCCTTGGTCTCGTGGTTCGTGGGGGCTGCCTCTTACAGAAGTTCTGCCTGATGGCGTAGCGGCGTCTGCGCAGGTCGGCACTGTTGACGTCATCGCGGAGGCCTCGGTCCCTGTCACGGGTCTGGCCGCTACGGGGCAGACTGGCAGTGTCACGGTGGTGGCAGAGTCCAACGTATTTGTTACAGGTGTGGCGGGTGCTGCTGCGGCAGGCTCTGTCACGGTTGCAGCCGCGGCCAGTGCCACGCTCACTGGCGTGAGTGCCTCTGCCTTTGTTGGCGTGGCTATTGTAGAAGCCTCTGCGGAGGTTATTGTTGCGGGCGTGGGCGCGAGTGCGTCTGTCGGCGTTTTGGGCCCGGTTACGGGTGGGGCCACAGCGTTCCCCGCCGGCCAGTCAGCAACAGGAAATGTTGGTCAGGTGCTTGTGTGGGGGTCTGTGTCCCCGGCGCAAGATCCCTCGTGGAATGACCTGACCCCGTCACAAGATCCGGCTTGGGCCGAGATCGCAGCATAAGGATTGGCGCTATGCCTAGTACGTACACCCTCAACAACGGCATCGAACTCATTGCAACCGGCGAACAGTCCGGTACATGGGGTGCCACCACAAACGTAAACCTGGCTTTGGTTGACACGGCTCTTGACGGGCAGGTCACGGTCACGCTGCCTGCCGCGGGCAGCAGCGGTGCGCCAAACGCGCTCCCGATCAGCGACGGCTCGGCCTCTGACGGCCGCAACCGCTTGGTTATCTTTGCCGACGGCGGCGACCTCGGTGCGACGGCCTTTGTGCAGCTCACGCCCAACGACGCGGAGAAAATCGTCTACATCCGCAACAACCTGTCCGGGTCGCGCAGCATCACGCTGTTCCAAGGCACGTACAACGCGTCGAACGATTACGAGGTGCCTGCTGGCACGACGGCGATTGTGTTCTTCAACGGCGCCGGCGCCGGTGCGGTAGCGGCCAACGTATTCAACAACGCGCTCTTCGATGCTTTCAACGTTGTGGGCAACGGCGCGATTGGTGGGAACTTGACCGTCACGGGCACGGTTGATGCCGGCACGGTCGAGTTTAACAACCTGTCGGGCACGGGCAGCGTTTCGGTTACGAACATCCTCGACGAAGACAACATGGCGTCCAACAGCGCCACGGCCCTAGCGACGCAGCAGTCGATCAAGGCTTACGTGGATTCTCAGGTCACGGCCCAGGATCTGGACTTCGCCGGCGACAGCGGCACTGGTGCGGTGGATCTGGACAGCCAGACCTTTACGGTTTCGGGGACGACCAATCAGATCACGACGGCGGCTTCAGGCCAGACGGTCACGGTGAGTCTGCCTGCGACGATTGCGACGACGACGGCGGATCTGACCAACCTTGAGGTCACGAACATCAAGGCCAAGGACGGCACGGCGTCTGCCACGATTGCCAACAGCACTGGCGTGCTGACGGTGGCCTCGTCTGTTTTGACCACAACCGACATCAACGGCGGCACGATCGACGGCGCGACCATCGGCGGAGCGAGTGCCGCGGCCGGCACGTTCACGAACCTCGAGGCCAACGGCACGATCAAGCTGGACGGGAATTATCCTGTTGGCACGTCGAACGTGGCATTAGGTGCTTTTTCTCTTATTGGAAACACCACGGGCTCCAACAACACAGCCTCGGGGTCCAGCGCCCTTCGCTGCAACACCACGGGCTCCAACAACACAGCCTCGGGGTCCGGCGCCCTCTGCAGCAACACCACGGGCTGCCGCAACACCGCCTACGGCCTCAACGCCCTTCGCAGCAACGTCGAAGGCGACAACTTGACCGCTATAGGCTACGAAGCCCTCTGCAGCAACACCACGGGCTGCAGCAACACAGCCTCGGGGTCCGGCGCCCTCTTAGGCAACACCACGGGCGGCAACAACATCGCCTCCGGCATCAGCGCCCTTCGCTGCAACACCACGGGCTCCAACAACATCGGCATCGGCATCAGCGCCCTTCGCTTCAACACCACGGGCTCCAACAACATCGGCATCGGCATCAACGCCCTTCGCAGCAACGTCGAAGGCGACAACTCGACCGCTATAGGCTACGAAGCCCTCTGCAGCAACACCACGGGCTGCAGCAACACAGCCTCGGGGTCCGGCGCCCTCTTAGGCAACACCACGGGCGTTAACAACATCGGCATCGGCGTTAACGCAGGCCGCACTGGTTCTACCCCCGAGGGCATCTGCAACATCACCACCGGGAGCAACTTCATCGTGATGGGTAACGACGCCCATACCTGCGCTCTCATCAAGGTGGCGTGGACCGCGACATCTGACTGCCGGGACAAGACCTGCTTCAAGCCGCTCGATCACGGGCTGGACTTTGTGCGCGCCCTCAAGCCCACCGAGT